CTCACGGAGAAGGAGCATGTCAATCCCCCGAAAGGGGCAGACTGTACTGCAGCCAGGCTTGCACTAGCCGCGTCGGGTCCTATTCCCGTCTCACGCGTGTGTAGGTTTAACGGCCGCCTTGACTGTCCATCTGGGGCTCGCCCCCAGGGTTTCCATGTTCCTTCGGGCCTGCCCCTTCAGTATCTCGCTGAGGAAAGGCCCGATCTGCTTGTTCATTTGGGGCCGTCTGACGTCTCGGCTTATGGCGCGTGGGATACCGCGCGTTCTGTTGCCAGGGTGATGGCTACTCCAAATGAGGGATGTGCTGGGGCGGGGGACCTCAGGCGTGCCATGCGGACCGGGTTTGACTCCTTGCGGCTGGCGGCGCTCCCCCAGCCCTCCGTTGAGGCCATCTCGCAGGTTAATGTGAACGCTCGCGCCTTTCCCGGCATGATTTCCTCCCGCGTCGGACACAACCGTAAACAGGTGTTTGCCGCGGCTTCAGAGATCGCAAAGGAACAGTACCTGGCTTCCAGGGAGAGTTTTACCCCCGATACGTCCTTCTGGGCGTGTGGAGGTAGGGCCAAAGAGTGTGCGGGTGTCTCGCCCGGCCAGGAGTTAAAGTCCCGGCTGATCTTGATGCCTGAGACTCCGTCGGCTCTCCTCGAGGGGGCGTTCTCCCAGCCATATACTGCGATGTTGCAGGCGGTGGAAGGGGACTTGATGATAGGGTGCAAGATGACCGACCGTGGTTACGAGAGACTCACTGTTCCCCTCAGTGAGTACGACCACGTGAAGGCGTTTGACTGGTCTGGTTTTGATTCCCGCGTGCGGGAGGACATGATTGTCGCCTCTTTTGGCATGGTCAGGGCTTCCTTCTACGGTGATTCGGACTGGCTTGACAATGTCTTCCTTCGGTTCATTTCGCACTTCTTGGTGAAGCAGGTGGTCACCCCTGGCGGTTGGTGTTATACCATCGCAAATGGAGTACCTTCGGGCAGCCGGTTTACCTCGATAATTTATTCTCTCGTTAACTGGCGGGTGCTAGTTTATATTGAGATTACTGTGGGTGGGGTGGGTAGCGTGAAGAGAAACAGGCGCTTTGTGTATGGCGACGACTTTGTCCAGGGGTTTCGTGGGTATGCCCCTCCTAAGGAGGATTACGTTGAGCTCGCTCGGTCCCGCTGGGGGTTCGTTGCCAAGCTCAAGGCGTGCTACGAGGGTGCCTTCTCCTGTGGATCTACGAGCCTGTCTCTTCCCTTTCTTTCCTATCGTTTCCCTCATGGCCTACCCGCTAGGCCGATTGAGGACGCTCTCAAGTTAGCTCTTACCCCCAAGAGTAAGCCGCGGACCACGGTGTCTGGCCAGTTGTCCAGGGCCATGTACCTAGACCATTTC